GACACGTATTTTGCTCAAAGTTGGGGTGAAAGTCAGCGTGACTTCGTTATGCTCAACTACACCAAAAAGACAAACTTTGACAACGCCGCCAATGTGTTCTTCCCGTACCAATTTTGGTACACCAATACAATGCGCAACTGGGCTTTACGAATGGTTGATCGACCTGCAATCTTCAACCAGTATTTCAGGTATCGTCAGGCGCAGGAGAATATGGAGCGGAGTGGTATTCCTTCCCGATTATCAGGAAAGATGAGCGCATTTGCTCCCTATCTTCCTGATTGGATGGGTGATACATTATGGTCAGACCCGATGGGACAACTCTATCCGTTCTCACAAGCCCTACAACCTATCCAAAAGATAATGGGTATTCAGGATGACCTTGTAACAAGTGCCGGATATGCCCTCAACGATATGGTAAAAGCAGGGAAGATAAGCAAGGCACAGGCAGACGAAGCCAAGAAACTACAATCAGGTGCGTTGTGGGAACAGGCTATGGCAAAGGCTACTGACGAGAGCGTGTTGTCAGACCCATCAAGTATTGTGAGTTTGATGATGCAGCCTGGGATGCAATGGGATATTCTCTCGAAGCTAATCATGGGACATCCAGAGAAGATCAGTCCTACCCCTGCTTACAAGACCGGACAGGCGATTGAGCAGTTAGGAAGTTATGCCGGAGTGAACATCAAACCTCTCACATGGCTTGAAACCAACGCAAGAAAAGCCATAGGAATGTCAACCTCTGTTGCAAAGTATGGTCAGTTTGGTGATTACTATGTGGAGAGAATGTTATCCAACATGGCTTTTGAAGGCGTAATTACAGCACAGGAAGCCAAAGAAGGGATGATTACTCACTCTGGGGCAGCTTGGGACGCAGCAGATAAAAGGGTTATGGAAGAACTCACCTTGAAGTCGCCTGGAATGTTACCTGTTGTTGGAGCGATAAACGGCGCGAACTTCTGGCAGATCACTACCGCTACTTTCAACTCTCTATTCCCACAAGGTTTACTGCCACAGGGAGAACTCATCTACAAGGGTGAACAGCAAGCCTATAACCTGGCATGGGATAAGTACAAGAAGGGTGATAAATCTGCTCTGACCGACTTCTACAACGAACATCCAGAGTATGAAACCAGAAGTGCGTTGTACACGAAAGACCCCGAAGCAAGATTGAAACAATACTTTATTGGGAATATCTGGGATACCTACACCGCTTCTGGGAAAGCCAATCAAAGACTTATCTCTGACGCACTTGGAGATGACTTCGGTAAGTTATTCCTCAATGGTTCTGCTGAAACTCAAAGTATGATCCCGCTTGAAACGTTGGCTATCTGGTCAAAGACGATAGGCAACACCATCCCGAAGCCGGAAGCCTTACCTGACTTCTCCGCTCCTGACGAAGTAACCAATCTTGAAATGTGGAGTAAGGACATTACCGCTTCTTATGACCAGTTTGTAAAGGAACGGGAAGCGTTGTTCCCACTATATTACGCCTTACAATCGGCTTATTACGAGAAACCGGAATCCGAGAGAAAGTCGTTCCTTGCAGCCAACCCATCCTTGAAGAAGTATTGGGAGTGGAAAGCACAGTATGAAGAAGATCATCCAGAACTCTCACCTGTATTTGCTTCGCAATCTAGTCCAAACGTATCCAAGAATCCCGATATTACTTTACAGGGATTTGACAGCAATCTTCTCAAAGCGTTGAATGACTACTACTCTACTGGTATTCAGATGAGCGCAGGGGCGTGGGAGTTGCTTGCTTACGAATGGGAAAAAGCAGGTAGACCTTACGGAACGATGAAGAAGTGGATGAGCAAGGTAATAGAACCAGCTATCACAGGGAAGTCCGTTCCACAGGATTCATTCTGGAACGATAGCAATTCAGCCATATACGGTGCTTACAAGACAGAGTTGGATAGTTTATATCCTAATTACTCTGCTTTGTGGGATACCTATTGGAGTTTACCAAAGGGACAGCGTTCAGCGTTTTGGGATGCCAACCCTCAATTAGCAGAAGCACAAGCCTGGAAGGAGGAGTACGAAAAAGAACATCCAGAACTAAAGAGTATCTTGGAATACCTAAGTAAGAAATACGGTAATTAAAATAGAACTTTTGTTCAAAATTTGATATAATAATAAAGGAGTAATTTGTATGCCAGAACCAATTAATGCAGAGGTTCAGAACCAGCCGGTAGAGCAGCCGGTACAGAATGTTCCAACTCCCACTACGGCAGAGGTCGCTACACCGAAACCAGAAGTGGTAGAACAAGGACAAGGGACTGGACAAGAGCCAAAGGCTTTGACAGAACAACAGATTTTGGATTTGATCGAAAAGAGAGCAACGGAAATTGCAGAAAAGAAATCTCTCGAAGCGGTCAAGCAAGCCCAGAGTCTTACTGACAAGTTAGGTGCGCGTGTTAGCAAAGAGGTTGAGGACAGGCTAAAGGTCATCGAGAAAGCAACTGGTCAATCGTTATCGGAATCACAGAAGTTTATCATCGAGAAAGAAACGAGAGAACAGATTGCCAAAGAAGTACAACCTGAAACACCTCCTCAACAGCAGAATCCACTCATGGTGGATGTACAGCGTATCGCCCAGAAGTACAACGGTACTATCGTAGAGATGAATGACCCAGAAGCCGCAACTGTGAACACAAAAGGCTCATTGGGAGAATGGTACGAAACCTACGAGCGGGCGGTAAAGGCTAAGGCTGACCGATTAACACCTAAGAAAACTCCTTCGACAGAAGTAGAAGGTGATCCGAAAGCAAGGATAGCCACAACCCCGAATAAGGGTACGGCTGGCATACCTGACAATCTTTCGCCAATCGACTACTTCAAACTTGCTTACAAAAAATAGTCTGAAGGAGACTAAATATGTCTTACACTTTGTCTGATTTTTACGCTCAGGCAACCCAACCTCTTAAGAAGGGCATCCTCGATGTATTCCGCAAGGAATCATTCATCATGGATAAAATGCCCTGGGAGAGTACGGGTACTCTAAGCGTAGAATACTTACGCACTAAGACCCTGCCTACCATCACCGCCCGTAACGTGGGCGAAGGCATGACCGCCAGTAAAGGCGTTCTCGAACCGATGGAGGAACAGGTCTGTATCCTCTCCGCATATCTCGATCTTCCGAAAGAATATGTGGAAGCCAAAAACTCTGTTCAGGACATTCGGGCTGTACAAACCAAAATGTTCTCACAGGCAATGGCTTACAAGTTCAACGATATGTTCATCAATGGCAACCCCGTTACCAACGCAAAAGAAATGGTTGGTATCCGGTGGCGTTTAGTCAATGACCTTGCCGCAGGGCAGTCCGTTGATGGTGACGCACTTGACATTTCCCCCAACACCTCAACATCCAACTGGTACAACATCCTGATCGACAAGGTTGAGGAATTGATGTCAAAATTCGTTGATGGCAAGCCCGATGTGCTTTTGATGAACAACACCACCAAACTGCGCCTTGAATCTGCTTTACGCCAGGCTGGAATCCTTGATAGCACTAAGGATAACTACGAGCGCAAACAGGTTACTTGGGGCGTTGGCGGGCCGGCGATCATCAACATCGGTTTGAAGGGCGACCAGTCTACCGCTATCATCACTGATACTGAAAACAACGATGGCAACCCGTCCAGTGCGGCTGGAACTGAAACATCCATCTACGCGGTCAAGTTTGGTGACGAGTTCTTAAAGGGCTTCCAGAGGAAAGAGTTGGAAGCAAAAGATGTTGGGTTACTGGAAGATCAGATCACCTATCGTACTTACATCGACTGGGATCCTGGCATTATGATTTCCAATCCTCGCTCCGTTGCCCGTATTTATGGCATCCAAGCCTCATAAGGAGAATGAAAAATGCCTGCTGATAATAACCTAATCATCAAGTCCAGTGGTGCTTTGACCACGACCACAACCGGTAGCGAAGTCGATCTCGGTACTCGCACCCTGCAACCGTTACGGTTTCGCCTGAATGTTACAAGCATTACTGGCGCAACTGGAACTCTTGACGTAAAACTTCAAGATTGTGCAACATCTGGTGGCACGTTCAAAGATTTGCGTGCATGGGATCAGGTAACAACCACAAAAGGTGAACAATTCTTCACCGCCAGACCACGCCAGTTTGTTAAGTATGTTGGCACTCTTGGCGGTACTACACCCAATTTCACTTGTGCGATTGATGTAGTTCCTGCCGGACGGTACAACAAGTTCTAACCATCAAGAAGGGGGGAGCGAATAACTCCCCCCGAAGGATAACTTATGACAACGCTTGCAGACGTAATGCTAGACGTTGCCGAAATTCTTGGTGGCGTTAGGGTTGGTACTGCTACTGGCGGTACGACTGTTACACTAATAGATACGAATAGAACTGAACCTGCTGAATACTGGCAGGACGGTACTCTTTTTCTATTGATTGGCACATACTCTGGTGTAGCATCAAGAATTTCTGCATACTCTGAAAATACTATAACCGTACCCACCTCTGTTGGCGGAGCAATAGTCGCAGGAGTTCAGTACGCAGTTGCACCACCCAAATATTCCTTTGACCAAATGCAGATCGCCATTCAAAGAGCATTGGATGAAATTGGCGAATCTGTTGTTACTGATGCTACCCTCTCTGTAACTGCCTCTACCAATTCCTATACGCTTCCCACTGGCGTATCCAACCTTTTGAGGGTTGAGATAGCCACTTCTGCTGATGCCCCCTACGGGTATCAACCTAGTTACTACTGGGAAGAAAACGGTGGGTATCTTTACTTTGACCCCAACAAAGCCCCGTCTACCGCAGGAATGAAGATAAGGTTGTGGTACAGGGGATCACACGCTGCCGCTTCTTTATACAGCACGGTTATCTCTCCGAATGTAAACCAGGAATGGTTAAAGTGGATGGCAGTTGTGAATGTGTATCGAGATACCATTTCTCAATCAGGGAAAGATGACCCTGTAATCATTGAACTGCTGAACATGGCTATGGCAAAAGAGAGAGAACTGCGTGATAGACGGCGTTCTCATAATAACTATATCAAAGGGATTGACCCGAAGTTTGCGAGATATTAATGATTAGAGTATCCCCTGACGAAAAGCAACCTACTCACGACTTCTCTTTTTCCGATGGTGAAAGAGAGGTTGGTCTAATATCTGTAGACAGTCAAGGTAATCATGCACCGTTGGCTGTGTCCGGTTCTAGCACGATCAGAACTGCGGTAAAGACAACCACAGGTAATACCAAATACTCTGACTTTGAAGCCCCCTACTCTATTATTGCACAAGAGGATTGGTCTAGTGGTAGAGGTAAAGAGGACTTTGATACCGACCCTGCCAGGTTCTTTGATTCCTACAGGTGTAATTCGTTACAGGGAACTATTATGCTCGGCCCGCAAGCCACCTATACAAAGGGGTTCAGGGATCAGGACTTCTCATTACCTGGTGATTTAACGTGGCACTCGATGTTATCAGGCGCTACGATGTACCTTGCCAAGAAGTTTGCCGCTTCTGCGAATTATTCTGCTACCGCCATTTACTTACATCTTCGTAGGCGTGGCACTCCATCTGCGCTAACAATCGAGTTGTGTTCTGACAGCGGTGGTAATCCCGACACTGTCTTGCAAACTGCCACAGTAACCACAGCCAATATTACAGATACGGTTGCAGTCTTTCACAAAGCAACTATTACTGC